ATTTGTCAACATACCCTACACCTGGACCTGAGTATTTAATGTACTGGTTGGCCACGGCATGTGTTAGCCATGCCACAGCCATCGCCAAGTCTAAGGCGGCCTCGTTTGACATATTCATAGCCTTGACGGCCTTGCCCATTTCTTCCACCATAACTTGTTGAGCCTTGAACGAATGTATGTCATTGTAATTAACGTGGTCATCGTCACTCATTGTTGATGTTGCTGCCATCATCAGGTCGACATATTCCCTATTCTTGGCCAGTGTTGTTTCCGGATCATCAGCCAAAGCACACCAGTCCAGGTTTTTCACGCTGGCCCAGAAGTGCTCAAAGGCGTAGCTAAAAATGAAGAACTCATATACATCACAGCCCAATATCAACCTGGCCTTACCACGCTCGAACTTCTGTGATGGTCGCGATACAATCTCTGGCTTTCGCTTAGACAGCCAGTCATCATGCTCTCCGGGACTAGCAAACTCTAAGTATGTGCGTTTATTACACCCAAACAGCTCATAAGCTGGTGAACTGACAACGTCCCAATAACGTAATACAAACCGTTTGATAGCAACAGTCGTTTTACCAACAACTGCCTCACTCCAAAGTTTGTGCACTGCAGCCTTCACACTATCTTTAGCTCTACGATCTAGCGCCACCATATCACCCTTCAACGTAGAACAAACGAATTCCTGTAAGGTTCCGTCCCCCTCACGTTTTGCTGATAATTGGGCTAATAAGGTGTTTGTGCTGACATATATATCAAAACCAGGAACATTACCATCACCAACATAGCAGTTAAAACGCCAGTTGAGTGTAGCTGGTAAACGCCCACCTGGGACTAATTCCTTGTACCGTATCAACATGCCATCCTTCACTGCTCTCTTGTTTATATCTCCCAAATTGATCAGCTTCCAAGCCAGTTTACCTTGTTTGGTCCGTGTGTCAATATAATAAGTAATGCTGCGTTTGTTGTATCCTGCAGCGCTGAATAAGACACGTGCCTTTTCCCATGTACCATACACATTATTTGACTCACCAGTACCATTGGTTGTGAAGACCGCACCTTTTGGGAGCTCAAGTTTGATGGATTGTTTATATATCTCGATATCCTGGTCCCGGTCCTTCCGTATCTTCTCACCACTAGCCCCTGCTTTTGCATGAAAGAAGCCCCTGCCCATAAAATCCTTAAAAGTACGCCATCGATATCCATTATTCGAAATCATACTCATACAGATTGAGCTCCACTTTCGTCTATAAACTGTCAAGTACGTTTCTTCGTTAAACTCGCGCAGCTCAGGGTCATATGACTCTTTATAATTTGCCTTGCCAGTAGTACGGCTGTGAAATTCTTTTGCATAATCTTTAACCATACCATGTCTACCGATCATTTGTGATAAGCCCAGGGCACTAGTAATAAATTCAGCACTAACTTTCACCATCGAACATTTCTCGGGTATGACTCCATTTACCAGCTTTGGGACCAAACCAGAAACTATGGCAACTCCAAAGTCGGAGTACATCTGAGAACGTAATTCCCGGGGATATCGGCCAAAATTGACGGCTAACAATAGGTCCACTACAGTATGGGCACCATCAACCATCACCAAATACAACAATATACAACATAATTCGCCTGCTTCAAT